CTACACCGAGGAGATCGACAAGAAAGTGAGCGCCGCGATCGGCAAGGCTTTTGTGGCCAAAGGGGATTTCGACGCCAAAAACACCGAGGCCAAAAGCTTCAAAAGCCAGCTGGACGAGGCGAACAAGACCATCGAAAGCTTTAAGGCAATGGACATCGATGGAGTTCGCCGGCAGGCGGAAGAGTGGAAGGCCAAAGCCGAGCAGGCGGAAAAGGACGCCGCCGAACAGGTGGCTGCCGTCCGCTTCGACGCCCGGCTGGACACCGCCATCACCAAGGCCCGCGGGCGCTGCACCAAGGCCATCAAGGCTCTGCTGGACGTGGATACGCTGCGGGCCAGCAAGGACCCGGACAAGGACATCGGGGCCGCGCTGGAGCAGCTGGCCAAGGAAAGCGACTATCTGTTCGACACCGGCAACCCGCCCCCTCCCTACGCCGGGGGCACCGGGGGCACGCCTCCTGCCGGTAACCCGGACGCGGCGCTGCGGGCTGCTTTCGGCCTGCCTGCCGCGCAGACCAAATGACGAAAGAGAGGTAAAAGTACATGCCCAATACCATTGAACTCGCGAAAAAGTACATCCCCATGCTGGATGAGGTGTACAAGAACGCTTCCCTGACTGCTGTGCTGGATGGCGCAGCAGAGCTGGCGCAGCAGGGCGCCAATGCCAATGAGCTCATCATTCCCACCCTGGACATGCAGGGGCTGGGCGATTATGAACGCAACAGCGGCTACGTTAAGGGCGACGTCACCATGACCAACGCGACCGTGAAGTGCAATTTTGACCGCGGCCGCATGTTCAACGTGGACGTCATGGACAACGAGGAGACCGCCGGTCTGGCCTTCGGCCGTCTGGCTGGTGAGTTCATCCGCACCAAGGTGGTGCCGGAGCTGGACGCGTTCCGTTTTGCCAGCTATTGCGGCAAGTCGGGCATCACCAAGAAACAGGAAGACTTTGCGGACGGCGGTGCGGTGGTCGCGGCGCTGCGTGTGGCTACCAATGCCATGGATGAGGCAGAAGTGCCCATGGAGGAACGCTATCTGTTCATCACTCCCACCCTGAAGGGCAGCGTTGATGATCTGGATACCACCAAGAGCCGCGAGGTGCTGGCGCGCTTCAGCCGGGTCATCCTGGTGCCGCAGACCCGCTTCTATACCGCCATCGACCTGAAGGACGGCAAGAGCGGCGGCGAGGAGGCCGGCGGCTATGCCAAGGCCGCAAGCGGTGGCGCGGAACTGAACTTCATGGTGATCCACAAGGCGGCCGTGATCCAGTTCCAGAAGCATGTCGCGCCCAAGATCGTTCCCCCCGAGCTGAACCAGGACGCCGACGGCTACAAGTACGGCTATCGCAATGTGGGCATTGCCGACGTCTACAAGAACAAGGTGGCCGGCATCTACGCCAGCCACAAGACCGCCGGTTAAGGAGGAGATATCATGCGTACTATCGGTTACATTCCTTTCCGTAAAACCAGCAACCAGCCGCCCCAGCCGCCTGAGCCGGCCATTCCCCCCGTGAACGCCGGAGAGGCGCAGGTCGCCACCGAGGAGCAGCCGGCCGTCGAGCCGGCCGAGGGCAAGGCCCCGGCACAGAAAAAGAAAGCGTAAGGAGGGGGCAGGCGCGGTGGTGACCTTTGACTTTTATCGGGAGATCTACGGAGGCGACAGCGTGCCGGAGAACGAGTTCACCGCTTTCGCCCGGGATGCCTCCGCCCAGCTGGAACGCTACAAGCGCATCTACACCGTGACGCCCACCGGCGAAAACAGCGAACAGATGGCCCTGTGTGCCATGATCGACGCGCTGTATTATTTCGCGTGGGCGCAAAGCGGGGGCGCCGCGTCCAGCGTGAGCGTGGGCAGTGTGAGCAGCAGCCGCTCCCAGGGGGCGCAGCCTGATCTGTCGCCCAAGGCCCAGAGCCTGGAGCTCTACCGCTGTGCCTGCCTGTATCTGGACATCTATCGAGGGCCGAAGGGAGGCGAGCAGGATGCTGAGGGTGCGTAAGGAACCGCCGGTGGATTACAGCCTGTGCGACCAGACGGTCACGCTGTACCACGCCGAGCTGGGAGAGCAGTTTTCCTGCACCCGGACGGTGTTCCGGGGAGCACACTTCGACGCGAAAAAGGTCCAGACCGTGGACAAGACCGGCAGCCGGGAGGTGAACAACTTTCTGCTCGTGCTGCCTTCCGGCTGGCAGGGCCGCCCTGTGTGGGCGGCCGCTGCCTTGGAGGGGCAGCCTACCTTTTCCATCGTGCCCGGCGACAAGGTCCTGCTGGGCGAAGGACAGGAAATCACCGACCGTGGTTCCTGGGCGCGGTTTGTGCCGGTGAGCGTGCCCGGGCTGGTGGTGGTAAAGGACGTGGACGTGAAATACTGGGCCGGCCAGGTGTGCCACATTGAGGCGGGAGGCTGATATGAGTAAACAGCGGATCCGTCTGCCGGACGGGACCACCGCCTGGCTGGAAATGAACAGCACTCGCCAGATCATCCGGGATAAGGGCTTGGACGAGCACGGCGATGTGCAGGCATTCCACACCCGCAACGTGCTGCGCCGCATCCTGCGGTACATGCCCTACCAGAGCGGCATGACTATCAAGCTCACGGTGGCGCAGACCGACGTAAACCGGCCTCTTATCATCACGGACACCCCTTCCGCCCGGTTCCTCTACAACGGAAAGCTGATGGTCAGCGATGTGACCGGCAGCGCCTGGGCCCGAAAAGGGGAGACCAAGCATGTGGTGAACACGCCCCTCGGCTACACCAAGACCAAAAACCCGAATGCCGGTCCTCACTGGGACCGCGCTGTGACTGCTGCCGAGGGCAAAGCCATGACGGCGGACCTGCAGCAGTACATTGACCGAAAGGGATGATGGCACACGGACAGAGAGAAAGACCTTGACCGGCTGCGGAAGTGGCTGGTCACCTATCCCGGCTACGACCTGAGCGGCAATATGCTGGTGGACTGGCTGGACAAAATTCCCGGCAGCAAGAGCCTGCGGCCCGGCGGCCTGGTGGAGGTGAGCCGCACCGAGGACATCCTCGGGAACATCACGGTCTCCAATCAGTACAACTTCGGTCTCTACATCGCGGTGGAAAAGTCCCCGGGCGACGGTGAGGGTGCCGCCTACAATGCGGCCTGGGTGCTGGACCTCCAGCGGTGGGTGCAGGCCCAGAGCACGGCGCGCCTGGCGCCCACCTTCGGGAACATCGACCAGAGCCAGGAGACCATCAAGGCCCAGAACGGCGAACTGTATGACACCGACCAGGAGGGCGTTGGCCTGTATGTGATCGCCCTGAGCGTCGGATTCAAAGAGAGATATGAGGTGAACTGAATTGGCAAAAATCGAACGCAAATTCATGGCCCATTATGTGGATGCTGCGGCCCCCGGTGATTCGGGCGGCGGCCCCACTTACGTGCGGCTGGGCAAGGATCTGGAGGAGTACAGCCCGGAGCTGAGCGCCAACGTGGAGAAAAAGAGCAACATCCTGGGCGAGACCAGCACCATGCTGACCAACTACGAGAAGAGCGGCTCCGTGGAGCCCTACTACGCTGAAAAGGGCGACGCTCTGTTCGAGCGCCTGCAGGCCATCGTGGACGGCTGCCTGGTGCTGGATGACTGCAACACCACGGTGGTGGAGGTGCATCTCTGGGAGGAAGAGGACCCGGAAAAGGGCTTCCCCGCCATCAAGGACGACGCCGTCATCGAGGTGGTCAGCTACGGTGGTGATTCCACCGGCTACCAGATCCCCTTCAACCTGCACTATAAGGCCGCCCCGGTGAAGGGCTTCTTCAAGGTGGATACCAAGACCTTCACCGCAGAGGAAACTGCGTGATGAGCGGCCCGGCCGGTAAAAGCATCGGCCGGGCCAGTTAAAAAACAAGAAGGAGTGCGGTTATGCAGAAACTGAACATCGACCTTGGTATCAAGGAATACGAGATTTGCGGCAATGTGCTGCGCATCAACGCTTCGGACCCGAACCTCTATGACCGGTTCGTCCAGGCGATCAAAGATATCAGCGCCCTGGAGGACGAAATGGTCGCCAAGGCGAAGGAGCTTCCCAAGGAGGCCGACAACGGCGGGGAGTTCGTGCACCTGATGCGCCAGACCGACCTGAAGGTCAAGGAAAAGCTGAACGAGGTGTTCGGCCTTGACAACGACTTCGACGTGATCCTGCAGAAGGTGAACCTGATGGCCGTAGGCGAAAACGGTGAGCGTATCATCACCAATCTGCTGGCCGCGCTCACCCCTCTGGTGGAGGAAGGCGCCAAACGCTTCTATGACAACAAGGCGAATACCGCCGTGGCCACCGCAAAAGCCAACCGTGCCCAGCGCCGCGCGGCTGCCAAGAAAAAATGATGGACCGCTGGAGCTTGCCTGAGCGGCTGGAGATCGCAGGGCATGAGTACACCATCAACGCGGATTTCCGGGATGTCCTGGAGATCATCCACTGGCTGACCGATCCTAATGAGCAGGAGCGGGTCCGGCTGTATGTGGCGCTGAGGTTGTTTTACGATGACTTTGAAACTATCCCTTCCGATGCCCATCAGGAAGCTGCTGACCTGATGATGGAGTTCATTGCGGGCGGAAAGAAGGATGAAGGCCCGCCCGGGCCCCGTCTGCTGGACTGGGACCAGGACCAGGGAATGATCGTTGCCGACGTAAACAAGGTCGCGGGATGTGAGATCCGGGCGCTGCCTTTTTTGCATTGGTGGACCTTCCTCGCTTTCTTCGGCGGCATTGGTGAGGGCCAGCTGGCCACCGTGGTGGGTATCCGGCAGAAACTCAAACGCGGGAAGAAGCTGGAGACCTGGGAGCGGGAGTACTACCAGCAGCACAAGGCGGATGTAGATCTGAAACCCCGCTACACCAATGAAGAATTGGCCGAACAGGAACGGCTGAAGAAACTGCTGGGGGAGTGATATGGAACAAAGAGAAAAGGTGCGGTGTCCCTATTGCGGGTACCGCATGCCCGTGGAGGCCGCGGCAGACGCGGTTTCCAGGGGCATTTTTGTGAAATGCAAAGGACGTGGCTGCGGGCGGGTGTTTGAGATCCGGCGGCCCGAGCCGAAAAAAGAAACCAGGTAGTGCCTTAGTGCCGATGGTCCGAAGGAGTGAGGACGATTGGCAGACGGTAAGGTAACGATCAGCACCGCGCTGGACAACAGTGGGCTTGAAAAGGATTCCAAAAAGGTCGAAAGCAGCGCGAAAAAGACGGCGATGAAGCTGGCGGCGGAATACCGCAAAGCAGGTATGAGCCAGTCTGAAGCACTGAGAAAAGCCTGGTCTGAAATTGAACGCACCACGGCAAAAAGCTCCAAGAAATCTGGCGACGCCATTCGCAAAAACATGGGCGGGGCTACAGATTCGGTTGTCGGGTCTCTGGGAGGCCTGAAAGCGGTCGTCGGGAAATTGGTCGGCGCCGTGGCGGCGGCTTTCGCAGTGCAGAAGGTCGTGCAGTTTGGTGCTGCCTGCATCGAACTGGGCAGCAATGTGGCCGAAGTACAGAACGTGGTGGACACCGCTTTCGGTGACATGGCCTGGAAGATGGAGCAGTTCGCGGATTCGGCCATCACCAGCTACGGCATGAGCGAACTGGCGGCCAAAAAGACCGGCTCCACCTATATGGCCATGGCCCGCGGTATGGGCATTGCGGAGGACGCTGCCAGCGATATGGCCATCGCCCTTACCGGCCTGACCGGCGACGTGGCCAGCTTCTACAATATCACCCAGGAAGAGGCTGACACCAAGCTCAAGAGCGTGTTCACCGGCGAGACGGAGACGCTCAAGGAACTGGGCGTGGTAATGACCCAGGCAAACCTGCAGCAGTATGCCCTCGCCCACGGCATGAATGCGAACATAGATCGGAAGAGCGTCGTGTAGGGAAAGAGT